CTGGCTCTATTATGATTATAGTGACCGATATTCATAGCAATTCTTTGTTTAGCATCACCCTCAGTTTCACTATCTCTTGGTTCTATTCCAAAGATCTGTAGTTTTTTATCTGCTAAAACCTTTTTATAAGCTGATGGATGTTTCTTAAAGAAGTCATCAAAGTTTTCTTTAAGTTGTCTTGACTCCCATGAGCTATAACCTTCTTTATCAGGCACTGGTTCAAACCAATGTTTGGTTTTATGATAATCCATGTATTCTGAACTATAATGCTCGTCTTTAACTAATTTCATTAGACGAACACACGTCATCATGATTTCAGAATCTCTTTGTGCGCTGGTGTGCCAATCTCTGTCACCAATATATTTGGCTTGGGCTTTAAGTTTGTGCATCATAACCTCAAAGATATAATGGTCATCCCAATGGCGATCTTTCCAGATAATAGGAAACCAATACCAAAGATTCTTCAATCCAGTCCAAACAGTCTTATGTAGATATTTACCATCATTGCTCCACCACATTGGAATGAACTCAATTTTTCTAATGATCCAGGGTTTACTTTCTCTTTTTTCGGCCCATTGGTCGAATATGTCTTTTTCTGGTTCCATATTTTCTTTAGAAAAAGAGGTGATGCGGTCGAATATATCATCGCCTCTCATGTTACATGTTGATCCAACTGGGCAACATTCGTCATCACAATGTAATTTTGTAACTGGACAAATCATATCATCCTTTACTATGTAATCCTTTCTTGTTCCTAGATCGATATCTTTTATTTTTTTTGCGTTTTCTAGTCCCATACCGCTCTTTTTGTTTTTTTAATAAATCTTATGACGCTGATATTAATTCGTCTTTTAAAACATTTAAACTTAATATTAAATTGTTTTAGGTGATCCATTTTGTAGTCAGCTCTAATAAAAGAGTTTAATTCTCTAATCATTTTTTTATCACGCCTCATCGGTTTAATGTAATACTCATTAAAGAGATTATCATTATAGATGGTGTATTTGCCGTTGTTATAATCAGCCAACTCACTTGTGGTTCTAGTCAACGCATCAAAAGATAATATCTTAAAGGTATTAGTTTCATACGGGTTTCGCTCAACAACCAGTTGGTTGTAATCGTCTACAGCTAATAACACCTTTACAATAGGTGCACGCTTAAAATCTAAATCTGTTTCAGTATATAACATAAAGTTTATTTTTCTTTTTCTATTTTGTTGTTACTAACATGTATTAAAAGACTAAATAATATCTTTAATCCAAATGCTTGTAAAAAAGTGATCGACTTGATCCCAGGTATAGCTGGGATTAGACAGTAATTCCATAATAACATAATTGGTAACGCTGTTATCACAGCGTATAAAGCCAATATGAATAAAAAACCTAAAATTGTTCCTAAAAATTTAAACATAATATATTTTGTAATTTAATTTTATCCGTTATACCAATTATCATAGTCATCGTGTTGCCAAGTAATTGGTTTTTTGTATTTTTTTTTAATCTCTTCCACCTTATTAAGGTAGTTGTTTATATCAAACTCCTCTGGTTTAATATCTGTTAGAGTTGATTTTATTTCTTCAAAAATGAGACTATTTAAGTTTTGCATTTTCAATTTTTTGTGCTTGCTTTACTTGATTTTTATTATTAACATAATTGATACCAATTACGGTTAATGCTATAATAATATGTAATGCGATTAATACTGATAGTATTCTACCGTATAAATCACACTTACTGTTCTGTGAGTTCTGTTTTGAGTATGACATAATTTTTTTGTTGAAAGTCTACATTAAATTTCCTCATTAAAGTTTTTAAAGAGTCAATTGGGTTTAATAACGGATATAACTCAGCCGCATCCTTTGGCATGTTATAGTTTGGGTAACTGTGTCCAGATTCTTTAATCCATTTATGATTTTGGTTCATAAACTGAAAAGACCTGCCTGACTCATCAATAAAGTCAAATCTTTCCCAACCTGTTTTATCTCTTGGTTCGGACCAACTCTCCTCATGCTTAACAAACCTGTCAATATGGCCAGTAATTTTATCGGGATTATCATATATGTCATGTAAATCACCAATTATTTTATATTTGTTACATTCAATACCTGTAAATTCCAAAAGAATATCGATATCTTCACCCTGTTTTTTTATTAACTTACAAGTGGTCTCATCGATATATATCTCATCGTGAGGACCTTCCAACAAAACAAACAAAAGTCTTGCCGTGTAAGTATCAGCTGGGATACCTGACCAAATTCTATTTTCATTACTCATATAGTTACAAATATAATAAAAGTTTAAGAATAAACAAATTTTTTTACCAAGAAACTTCTATTTATCTTAAATAGAACGAAACATGAAAAAAAATTTACTGTTAATATTCTTCGGATTATTACTGATTACGCAACAAGCTTTTGCACAAAGAGCTCAAGTCGCTTTCAAAAATGAACTTTTTAGTGGGGTTTACTCAGAAGTTTATCAACAACCTTTATGGATAACTTACAAAGTATTATGCCCAAATGGGAAAGCGTCAAGAGAAGGTATGGATTTCTACACCAATGATAGTATTAAAACCTCAGATCATCTTGACTACGCTTCTAACGAATATGACAAGGGTCATTTAGCACCAGCAGCTGATTTTAATTGTGATAAAAAAATGTTATTACAAACATTTAGTTATCTAAATTGTGCCCTTCAACAAGAAAACCTAAACCGTGGTGTTTGGAGATTTCTTGAGGTTCATGAAAGAGAGTTGGCAAAAAGCGGTGCTAGTGTTAGTGTTAAAATAGAACTTATTTTCTCACCTAAATCAAAAAAATTACCAACAGGTGCTACAATTCCAGATGGTTTTACAAAAACCATTATGGTTAACAGTAAAGTTATCGAAAAATACTATTTTCCAAACATCGCACCAGAAAAAGGTAAAAAGTATTTAGACTACAGTGTTAAATTTTAACGGTGGTTTTTTTCTTATTTACTTTACCAGCTTTTTTAATGGTTTTGGTATAGTTTTCAAGCATTTTACCCTGATTAACCATAGAGGTCTTTACCTCGGTAAGTTTTATATACGTTTTCATTGTGCAAATATAATATAAAATTTATTAACAACAAAATTTTTTATGTTTTAAAAGTATTTATATTAAAATAAAGTGGTAATATCTTATCAACAAAAGAATTAACAGAAAAAAATAAATAATGCCAGTTCCAATTACAAACGTAAAATTCAGTGACATGTGGGCTGAAGCTAATGGTACCGCATATACAACGGGAAGTCTTAGTTTAAACGATATGAGTTTTTTTTCATATTTTGCTGGTCCTAATGGTTCTGGTGCCCGAACAGACAATAACTGGGGTCAAGGAGAAGCGTTAGGGGCAAATAGAATATACGGTACTGGTGCTAAAACAACAAATATTCAAGTAGGTGATTTTGATGGGTTAAGATATTTTTATGATAATAGCACTTTATCGATTGATGTGGATTTCATTAATAACCTACCCCCAAACGTCCCATTTCCACCACCAGGTACAAATAATGATTTGAATATAGATGTGGGGCTATATGATAGCACTTACACTTATAATTATGTTTCTTCTGGTGCTATTATGGTTCCACCTGGTACTAATTCCCTCACAACAATTTCTCTAACCACCACTCCGATTATTTTTAGAGCGTATTGGATAGTTAATATTGTAGCAACCCCACAACTTATACCAGGAGCTGTGGTTGACATATTAATTAATGGTAATGCTAAAGTTGTTGGTGGGGTGATAAACGCAGGTCCGCCAACAAGTTTTGATGGTATCACTTATGGTACTGAAGATGTCGCAGGTTTTGGATTAGATATCCAAGTTGTTTGTTACTAAAATGTTAAAGAATCTTATCAATGATTTTATATTTTAAACCCTCTTGGGCTGACATATACCAATCATCTTTACGAGCTTTATAATCATTCATCTTAGCAACGGGTATTTTTGTTCTACTTAAAACATAGTCATCATACACCTTTTGGATTCTTTCACATTCCTTAATATTTTGTTTTGCACCTGTAATATTACCCCAGAACACGTCTGATATTTCATGGTACATCAGGGTTGATGTTTTATGTGCAAACCTAACGTGGGTTGAAATATAAATGATAAAACCCATGGACATCGCTGAACCATAGCAATACCCGTGAATTGGTGTCTTTGAATGTTCGATCGCAGCAATTAAAGCAAAACCGTCATATACTGAACCACCAAAACTATTAACAACTAATTTAATAGGTTCTCTGTAATAATCTTGTAAATCACCCTCAAATTCATCGTCAAGTGTATTGATGTCGAGAATTGATTCTATTATATCCGCAACGCTTGATGAGGTTATGTCGGAACTTAATACGATGTTCCTGGAATTATTATCCTTCACATCAATATTTGATTTAAATTTTTTCTTATATGATTTTTTTAACATAAACTACATAATTTCACTAATGGATTCCGTAATCAATGTGGTAGGTTGGATCCCTATTGTTGTTTTAATAACTTCACCCTTTTTAACATATTTTATTGTCGGTATTGACCTAATGCCGTATGATTTAGACAATTCTTCGTTTTGATCAACATTGATTTTGCAAAACACAACATCTTTATATTTTTCATCCTCAATAATGGTTTCCAAAATTGGTATCAGCTGTTTGCATGGACCACACCAATCTGCGTAAAAATCCATAACCACCGCACTATTCTTACTAAGAATCTGCTCTAAATGTTCTTTGTTTTCTATCTGTATCATATCTATAATTATAGTATTATATTGTAAAGAGTAAAGAATTTTAACCTTTTGGTTTGTAAGTTTCCTTCAATTCTCTCGTCTTATCAATGAGGGATAAATTTCCCTCATCGGTACCAAACACAATGGTTTCGTAATCAAACATATCTATTTTAGCTATTTCAGCTAATAATTTAAAACTTTCCTGATTATTGGTAACAAAAGATGGTTTTGAGTGGAGTTGTAACCACCCCGTTATTGCATCGGTTATATAGTTTTCTGAGTCTTTTAAAGTAATCATAGATCTATCCTCATTACCCTCAAAATGAAACATATAGTCGTTGTAAAGTAAACCTTCAACGATAACCCCATCATTAACAGGTTCAGCATATAGACTACCAACACTACTTAACAAGTATAAAGCATTTAGCTTGTCACCACTTATTAATGTATTAAAATATATATTCATGTTACAAAATTAATAAATTAGTTTTTAATAACCAAATGTAAGAACCAAATCTTTATATTTTATTTTATCTGGTCTCATTGAAACCATGTCCATGTGATCTATATCAATGATTTTTTCATCATTAATACTTTTCTCGTAATTGGTTGTTTGTCTGGTAAATTTGTTGTATTTTTCTAGGTTATCAGCCATAAATTTATTAATATCATCACGTTCTTCTGGTGAGGTTTCGGTTATTACTATTCTAACCAAATAAAATGTGTGTTTATCATACTTCCCTTGATATCTTGGTATGAAAACAAATGATAACCTGTTTCTAAATCTTGAAAAAAAGTTTAATAATTCATTATCAAAACGATTTTTAGCAAATTCATTTTTATTCAAGTTTAATAAAATACCTAATTGTGAGACGGTAAAAATATTTTTTTCAGCTGATAATTGGTCATTAATATTTAAATCTTGTGCAATTAAATAATATAACGATTTTTTATATAAGAAATTGTTATTAAATGAGCAATAATCATTTTTCATTTTATCGAAAAATGTTATAAAACCCTTTTTAATATCGGTATTTTTCCCCATCGTTACAAATATAATAAAAAGATTTTAATAATCAAAAACAAATTTTGTTGTCATGTCTTTTTCGTTTTTACCCTTTTTAATAACTTCTTTAATATTAATACCAACCTGGGCGAATAATTTCATTATCTTTTTCTTAATGGCAATACCTGTTTTATTACTATCGCAGTTATATAAAATAAACATCGGTACCAATTCATCTGTATTATATTGAAACACAAAATATAATTTTGTTTTAAATAAAGATAACTCATTAAAGAACGAGTTATCAAGTGAGGACATTAAATGGTTTTGTGTTTTTGTTAAGGTAACAAGTATGTGTAAATTATAAAAATTAATGACAGTTGTTGTGTGTTCGTATTTTTTAAGACCTAAATACTTTATTACATTATCATCCGCTCTTATGAAAGTAGCGTATATCTGTGGCATTAAAATGAAAATTTGTGGGTCTCTTCAAGATCACCTTTTGTTATATTATCCAGTAACCAGATATGTTCTTCTTTGATGAGAATTAATGTACCAAAACCTTGAGCAAAAATTTTGTAATTATCAAAGTTAGCCTCGTTATAATCACCATTTTTCAGTATATCAACAAAAACTTTACCGTTGATAATGTACTCTGGTTTGATTAAAAACCTTTCGTTAACAAAAAATATCTCAGGGTTCTCTTTTACGCTTAAATTGTTTTTAAGACACCAATTTAAAAAAGATCGGTTAAGTTCAATATTTATTTTCTTATTCTGATTACTCATACATATAAATACATCTGATTAATACATTAATATAAAAAAGGGGTTCTTTGTTATTTTATTTTAACCTTGTAAAAGGTCTTTCTTTTCGCTAAGTTTATTATGGTCAGCAATTATTTTGCTGACATTGTCCAACGTTTTATCGAAACGTGAATCAACATATTTGTTTAATTCATCGACATGTCGGTGGGCTTCTTGATCAACCCTTTCAATCTCTCTTGAGAGATCGGTGGATCTTTCATGGATTGTTCGATGAACCTCATCAAATTGTTTGTGAATTTCTCTTCGGAGTTCATCCAAATCACGCACAAGGTCATTTCTACCTTCTTGGTTATATCTTTCGATATGGTTTATTGTATTTTCTTGGTTTGTTTGTTTTTTCGTTAATCTAACAACCATCACAACCCCGATCACAAGTAAAATTGCAACCAAAGCAGTAACGATCCCTAAACTGAAATAAATTGTTTCCATGTTTAAAAATTTTTTTTAATGTATTATGTCAAAGAACCCCTTTTTTTGCGGAAGGTACTGGACTCGAACCAGTGGATCCCCTTTCGAGGATCAACAGTTTAGCAAACTGCCGCATTCGGCCTCTCTGCCAACCTTCCAGTGTGGACCCTGTAGGGCTCGAACCTACGACCTACTGATTATGAGTCAGTTGCTACTAACCAACTGAGCTAAAGGTCCAAATTCGGTGTAAAGTAGTCACGGCCACTTCTAGTCCATTACACCTGTTTTTATAACCGTGGCACAATGTGGCTCGACCCTGGTTATAATTTGGCGGAAGGAGTAGGATTCGAACCCACGGAACGGTTTCCCGTTCTTCAGATTTCAAGTCTGACGCAATCGACCAACTCTGCCATCCTTCCGTATTATATTATAAATATAAGCAAAAACTTTTATTTAAACAAGTTTTTCTTTATCTTTTTCAATTGTTTTTTTAGAGACCAGACCTCTACCGTATTTGGTTATACGTTCTTTGTATCTTTCTTTAACGTGTGGGCTAATTGGTATTGGTGTACCATCTTCATCAATTCTAACAAATTTGATGTTGGTGTGGGTAACGATTTCCTGGTCACCTGTACGCACATTGTGTTTTCTAACTTCGATGTATAAGGACACTGATGTGTTACCAAACTCAATAACTTTACCGTAGATTTTAAGTAACGCATTAACCTTAACGGCTTTCTTAAAGATTAACTCATCGATCTTAATTGTAACAACCATTGGTGTGTCACAAATCTGTGCAGCGTATGCGGCCGAAGCGTCATCAATTAAACTCACTAATGTACCACCGAACATATTGTCGTGTACACCGATATCACCCTTCTTACAAATGTAAGTCGTTATTAATTCCATCTGTTCCATTAAACAATTTTAAGTACTTATTCCTAATTTCTAAAGATTTTCTTTTAAGACTGAAAGAATCGCTATCAACCGCCTTAGCGATAATTTCCTCTTCTTCTTTAGTTACATGTTCTAACATAAAATCAAATTCATTGTCAGTTAAATTGTAAAATGATAAAAACATATCATCCATTAAATCAAACATACCATGTTGTCCTGGTTGGTTTGTTTTTAAACATTCTTGCACCTCTGGCCTTAATACTTTCATAATTAAAAAATTAGGGCGATACCAAAATAATACCGCCAATTTGTGGAGATGAGGGGATTCGAACCCCTGTCTTGTCTAGCCATTAATTAACCCTCGTTCACATGCTTATTCAATTTTTCTAAACTGACAAACTTCACAATTCCCTTATTTTGACGGTTCGGTTTACTGAGAACTAATCTTCCGCTCGCTTATAAGATAGCGACACATCTTTTTGCAGTTTTGGGTGACTGTTGTTAGCCAAGCTTTCGCTTAGACTAATTCTAGATCTGCAAACTCAACAGACTGACCATTAAACGTGATGTTTCCGTCAGCATCGATATAGCTTTCGCCATTTAAAACTGTATATAGGTTATTAAAGTGTTTCCAATACTAACACTGCATGCATCAAATTAAAGAACGTATCTATCAATCAATTCCAGTCATCCCCATATTTATGGTACCGAGGGCGGGACTCGAACCCGCACGAACGTAATGTCCAAGGGATTTTAAGTCCCTCGTGTCTACCATTCCACCACCTCGGCATTGAAATATGATACAAAAGTAGTAAATAAATATGGACTATACAAGTGTTTTAATAAAAATTTTCAATTATTTTGTGATATTTATCTATATATGGGGTTAATTGAGGAAATAAAAAGAATGAGACAGATTATGTCCGTTATTAATGAAGAAAAAGGTCATGTGTCAGTATCTTGTCCAAAGTGTGATCACTCATGGAAAATTGAGGATGATGACCCTGATCCATATCTATGTCATACCTGTGGTTATGATAAACTTGAAGGTAAGTATGAACCTGAAAAACTGGCTAAATGGAAAAAAGAGTCTGGTCTAGAGGAGAATGATGATGAAGAAGTTGAAGATGATGATAACGATTTTTTTGGTATAAGAGAAGATCTAGCTGACCTTAAGAAAGAATTGGTTGCTGCTGGTGTAAACGATAATACAAGATTACATCTAACACATGATAGTGAATTAAAAAGAGTTAACACACCACAAAAAGCAACAGGGCCAAAACCAAATGGTCTTTGGTATTGTGTTGGTTTTGGTTGGTTAGATTTCACAACCAGCGATTTCAAAACTTTTTATACAATCGGTAACCGTGTTCATGCTTTTGACATTAGTCTTGATGGTTTGGATGTGCTTCTTATAAGAAATTATGACCAATTGGTCAGATTTGAAAATAGATACTTGGTTAAGGATGAAACAAATTACTCAAGAAAAAATAACTTTAGCATTAACTGGGCTAAAGTTGCTGAAGATTATGATGGTATAGAGATAGCGCCATACATATATGAAGCTAGATATGAGCATGCCTGGTATTACGGTTGGGACGTTGCTTCTGGATGTATCTGGAACACAAGTGGTTTAAAATCAAAAAAACTCCTACAATAAAGGTATTTATTAAAAACACAAACTATTTATAATATAGCAAAATCATATAATCATGAAAATTAAATTAACCTTAAAGCAAATAAAGAATTTAATCAATGAAGGTAAATTACCTTATAGATTCTTGGAAGATAATAACCCAGAAGAGACTGAAACTATTGATGGTGAAATGTCTGGTGATGGTGAGAAGATGTCAAACGAACCTGAAATGTCAGCTGATGAACAAATCAGAAGTATTAAAGGTGGTAGCATTATTGACTTCTTACAGCAAATGCCAAGAAGAGGTTCATACGGTTATGTTTATTATACAGCTGAAATCCCTGTTAATAAAAACTATATCGATGATGACGGTGTTAAGAAACCAAACCCTATAGTTGGTAAACTATACAAAAACACCGTATTTAAATTCCAATTTGATAAATCTTATAAAAGAGCTGTTGAAATTAAAAACGAAAAAACTGGTGATGATTATGAGGTTGGATCTAGACAAGCGGTCTATAAAGATGTTGAGGGTTACAATATGTTATTAGAAGGCCCAAAAGGTTTATATTTCCCTATTGTATTAGACGACCCTAAAGGTGATCAAAGCGCAAATTACATGTTAATGAATGACAACGGTGGTTTTGATGTTGTATCGAAAGAACAAATAAAAAAATATTTAAAACCCGTTTCAGGTACATCAACATATATTAATTACAGATCTTTAATTGTCCAAAAAATATTTAAAATTAAAGCTGGGGGTAGGGCGTTTAGCAACTCAGAGTTCCCTTACGAATATTTAGGACCAGAAAACTTACAGAAATAAAAAAAGCCCCAATTTAAGGGGCTTTTTCTTTTACTTATTAAATCGTTTAAACGATGCTTCCGTTATCAGATTATATTTGGCACGTCCAATAAACTCACTAAGATTCTTTGCATCCGTATAACTCATAGCTGATGTTAGATAATGTTTAAAGTTATCAACCCAACCATCTATAGTATATTCAACAGCATGCACCCTTACAACACCTTCAGATGTTTTAACGTCCGTCTTACCCCAACTTGCTTGCACCTCTTTGGTTGACATCCCTCTGAATTTCTTGTATAGTTTACCACCAGCTTTAAAAAATTCTTTTGCTTTTAAATTGTACTGATTAATACGTTCACCATCCTCATCTACGGTATCACCAGCACTTTCCAGGGCTTTATTAAAGATTGAACCAAGCATTACATAGTCAGCACCAAGGGCCAATGCTTTAATTACATCTGAATACTTTTTAAACCCACCGTCAGCAACAATTTGCGCTGGTTTTTCTAAAGTGCATGAAACTTTATATGTTTCAACAATCAATGAGGCCATTGGATACCCGACACCTGTGTGTACAGTTGTTAAACAACCACCACCGTTTCCAATACCAATTCTAACATAGTCAGCACCAGCATCAGATAATAAAGCGTATGTTTCTGGATTGGCAACATTACCAACCATCAATACCAATGAATCACCATATTTCTCCTTCGCTGTTCTGGTTAATTCGTGTACAGCTGGCATATGGCCGTTTGCAACATCTAAAAGAATGTGATGTTTTGATTCTTTTGGTTGATCGTTCTTAATGAACACATCTTCGAATTGAGTAAGCCCATATGAAATCCACTCACTAAAACTTGTCTTGGGATGTAAATCTGTATTGGCTGTTCTTGGTAAGATCACATTAATACATTGCTCTTTAAAATAATGAGCGTTGTGTATGTTCACAACTGTATCCATGGGCGCTGTGAATAAAGGTAATCCACCTTTATCATCAAAGGGGTATATTTCCGATCTGGAGTTAATTCTGGTTATTGCCGATGGCATTAACAACACATCATCAAAGTCAAATAAAGTCATATTGTTTTATTTTATGTTATGGGACAAAAGTAGTAACTAATTTGGTATAAACCAAATTTAAACCCACTTTGGTTTATCTAAAATATATTTTTCTCCATAAACCTTTAGATCACTATTTATTATATCATCAAAATTACTTACATAGTTTTTTGAGGTCGACATTTTACCAAAAAGCTTAAAACCTAGATAACCGTAACAAGGTTTAGGTGAGTACTGATGTAAATACTCATCACCAGCATAATGAATTAAATCTTGTGGTATTGGTGTGTATAAATCTGTTTTACCAAAAATAAGTGTACCCCACCCATAATCCCTATTATAATGAACTCTTAAACCGAAAACATATGGTTTTATTTTAATCTCCAATTGGGTTTTATCCATACCGATTAAATTAACTTCATCATCCTCGTTATAAAATCTAACAACATCATCAATCATTTTCCCATTAAATAATATATCATCATTACATAAAGCGTAATATTTTGACTTGGTTAATAATACACCTAAATTCCAAGATTTATTACACATTAGATTTGATCCAGTGTTTACGATTTTAAGTTTTTCATATTCAGGTAGTCTCACCCGATTTTCAGAATTTTCAATTAAAATAATCTCACTAACTAATGGATGAAAATTTAACATTTCCAATAAAAATGGCATTGTTTCAGCCATATATACGGTTGGTATGATAAAGGTTACCATATTTAATTATCGTTTAATACCCCAAAAATACAAATCACATGTTTCTGGTTCGTATTTAAATTCATATTCGGTGAAAATATTATTCACATCAAGAACTTTTTTAATATCGCTTTCTGTTAAATTTTTATAGTAGTTAGCCCATTCTTCACTAAATTGGGAAAGAAATGGTGCGTTTTCTGGTGTTGTCCTCAAAGTACCATGCTCATGTCTACTTGTTGAGGCACATGTAAATACCATTAAACCACCAGATCTTAATAACCTAACCATGTTATTTAAAGACCTCGCATAATACATATCATGTTCAAAACATTCCCCAGATGTTACAATATCAAATTGGAAACCAGAGTCATATAAATGAGCTGGGCAAATAACATCAACATTGGGTCCGCTAGCTAAGTCTAAACCAATATAATAATATGGTTGTTGAAATAGGTGTCTAACATTACCGTTGATATCTAATGAACCAATATCCAGTATTTTAACATCAGTGAAAAGGTTTGGGTATTTTTCTTTAACTGATCTAAAGAAGTTTTGTTGTTGTTCGTGTGCCATATTTTTTTTATAAAAATAGAGAAACTTTTTAATAAAACCAAATTATTCCTCAACAATTCTTGCTGAATCAATGTAAAACCTATCATTGGGGTTGGTTAGATTTAATTCTTTAAATAAAGAACCATTGACAAATATTTTTATGTGAGCAGCGTCCGCATAATTAACCTTTAAGTTAATCCAAACACACCTATAATAAGGTACAATAAAAGTTTTTGTTACCCCATTTTTGTTTTTATCAATAACAACCACGTCAATAATGTTCCCGTCTAACTTACTCAAATTATCATGAGCAATATGTAACACGCCATCAACTGTGTGTAAACAGTATTTATCAGATAAACCAATAAATGTTTGATTAGTGTTAATCTTCATTACATCTTTTATCTTATCAGTACTCTCAACTTTAATTTTTAGTTTTGACCATAGGGTATCATATATCATACCCTCTGTAAGAGGAAACGTTTGTTTATGATATCTTGATTTATATTCGGATACCAAATACTCCTCATCATATTTTAAGTCATCAAATGATAGTTTTTTTAAGTTAAAGCTAATGGGTAAAAGTAAATGTTTAGTTTCTTTATGGCTTGCTGGTTCAAAACCAACCAAATCGCATTCACCATCACATATTAACGCTTTAGCTTCCTCAAAGTGTGTAAAATCGTTTATTTCAGAATCATATTCCAAATAATGAACAATGTCATACCCAAGAGCTTTTAGGTAAGCAAAACCACCAGATTGTAATGTCCAACAAGCTAAAAGTGTAGTGGCTGATTTTAAATTTATAAATGTAAATTTTATATTACCGATTTTGGTATTAGACCAATATTGTATTGTTGGATCAAGTATTAATTTATTTTCGTTATCAAATATTGTGTATTTACACATTTCTTCAATATCTTTTGGTATTGGTGAATGTGATATAACCATTATGTCCTTACCTTGTTTACTAATACTATCAACCAAAGACCTTAAAACTTGTTGTTTTTTAAAAGTAGGGGTATAGGCGGTTATTAAATAAATTTCTTTCATATTATTTAACCCATTTCATTATAGTTGAACCCCAGGCCCAACCAGAACCAATCGCTGTGAATACGATGATATCACCTTTATTAATCTGATTATTCATAACAGCGTCATCTAATGCTATGGGTACCGATGCACCAGCAATGTTAGCGTATTTATGCATAACAGTTTTAACCTTTTCCATTGGTAAACCAACTTCATCAGCAACTATTTTTAATATATTGATACTTGGTTGGTGTGGTATAAGCATATCAACTTCCTCAGCTTTAATATTTGATTTTTTAAGTACACTCTTTATCGATATTGGTAAAACCTTAATAGCTTGTTCCCAAACCTCTTTACCTCTCATTATGAAAGGTGCGTTAAGTGGCATGTTGAAACCAGTCATACCAGTGTCCTTACCATTTGCACTACTTTCAAATGACATCCAACCATCTTCATCATAACCCAAAACAATTGCACCAGCACCATCACCAAAAAATACGGAGTGTTGGTTAGTCCAATCTGTATGTTTTGAGTAAGCTTCTGTTGCAATAATTAAAACGTTTTTATGTACCTTATGACTTATAAGTGGTATCATAAGATTAATTGCGTAAACAAAACCAGAACAAACAGCGTTTATATCAAAAGCTGGTATATCTCTATCAATATTAAATTTATTGTGTATGATACATGCTGTTGATGGTGATATTTTTTCTGGACTAGATGTTGCAACAATAATTAAATCAATACCATCAATTCCCATATTAGCCGACTCAAGCGCTTTTAAGGCAGCTTTATAACCCATCTCGGATGGTGTTTCTTCGGCAACTCTTCTTTCATCAATACCAAGTTTATCTTTAACCCAAACATGTGTTGTATTAACAGTTTTTTCAAGGTCATGATTAGTTACAATCTTATTAGGTAAATAAGAGCCAACACCTTTTATACTAACATTATTATAAATCATATTCTAACATTTTATTCTCCCTGTTTTTAATTAATTTAATCGGGTTACCACCATATATACCATAAGCAGGTAGATCTTTACTGACTAAACTTAATGCACCAACTGCCGTACCCTCTTCAATTGTTACACCTGGTAAAACAACCACGTTACAACCAAGAACAACATACTTCTTTAAATGCACGGTTTTGCTTCTAACGTTAGTAAATTCTTTAGGTACTGTTGGCCCAACTAAATAATTACCAGAAAAATCATCTGATGATGAGTAAATTGAAACTTTTCCTGATATTTGCGAATGATCCTCACAAATTATAGCACCAGAACCTATTAAATGAGCATAACACGCAATATGTATATAATTACCCAATTTAATACCACCTTCACCAGCACTTAAGATACAAAAATCATCTATTCTAACATTTGAACCGATCTCGATATTTTTAGCGTTATATATTGACGCTTTGTCCGATATTAAAACGTTTTCACCTAACGATTTAAAACCCATTTCTAATAATTCATTTCTACTGTAAAACATATTATCTATTAGCTTTTGTGTAAATCTCAAATTTAGATAAATCTGGGTATGGTAATTCTAAATCAGCATTATGTTTTGGTTTACCGTTTATATCATAAAATTGACCCATTAATAATAAACCCCTAGTTGCTAACTCTGGCATCATATAATAGTTCCAACCCAACATATCAAGATTGTCATCATGGTATGAACATTCACGTCTACCAGAATATCTCGCACGTTTAAACCAAAGATAAGCTTCATGACTATCTGTTAAAATAGCACCACCTTTTGACAACTTAAAATGTTTGTAAGGACCTGTAAATGAAACACACATATGTGTTTCAGGGATATACATATCCGCTGTAAATCTTAACGCTGAATCCCATACATTACTACCTTTAAGTTCGTAAGCACCCTTAATAGTTTTACCTTCAACATGATCAAAACCAACTTTTAAACCAGTATGAATAATTTCACATGGTACAGATGGGTATGTTCTACTAGGTATGGTGATTGTATCACCAGTTATAGATTTTTTTACGTTTTTTTCGTAATATAATGCTAAAAATAATGCATTACTTTGGTTATCAACTGTAACCACATAAGGAGCACCAGTGTAATCACTTAATGCTTTTTCAAAGTCTTCTGTTATTTTGTAAATTCCGTTTGCCATATATTTTTTTATTAATTATTTTTTTTTTACAGGGTACTCCCACATAAGTTCCTGATTCTAATATGTTATTAACAACAGCGCCATTCATTCCAATAACACAATCAGATGTAATTTGTATCTTTTCTTTAATATTAGAACAGCTACCCATATAAACTCTATCACCAATTTCAACATTTCCACCAACAACAGCGTTTGGCATTGCGCTGAAATAATTGCCGATAATACAATCATGCCCTATTTGATTACCTCTATTTAAAATAGCGTGTTCACCTATATTAATATTGGTTGTGAGTATACTATATGCACCAATAAAACTACCCTCACCAATTTTAACATCACCGATTAATAGAGCGGTTGGGTGAATGAAGGTAAAAAATTGAGTGTCTTTTGGTAATCTTTGGGTGATGTCATATCTATCTCTTGAGTCAGCGACCGCAATCATTGCGATATGTTTTTTTGGGTCAAATAATGATAATGGTAATACGTCTTCACTATGTTTAACATATTGGTCATCAACAAATCTATCTAATTTAACACCCATCTGAGCCATCACTTCTCTAGAGTGGCCACCACCACCTATTAAAACTTTTTCCATGATCTATTCGTATTATTATATAATAATATGAAAATGTATAGAAAAAACAAGTATTTAAAAAAACATATTGGAAAATAAATGGAGCCTTCTGTTGGATTCGAACCAACGTGTCCTTTCGGATCCTGATTACAAGTCAGGTGCAATCAACCACTATGCGAAGAAGGCATTGGAGCGGGTAGCGAGACTCAAACTCGCAACCCCCAGCTTGGAAGGCTAGTGCTCTAGTCAATTGAGCTATACCCGCAATTTGGTCTGGATCAGAGTCCTTCTGCCAGACGAGACCTCGTAGTTGACTTTCGTCAGAGCTTATCGAGACACTATTTTTTTTTGTGGCTGACACAGGACTCGAACCTGCACTGGGCAACCTTACAACCTTTCGGCCTTGGGGGTTTGGGCACCATCCCGCATTACACAGTCAGCCATTTGTCCCCATCCTGAGATCATGGATGAGTAGTCATATCGGTTTGTTTACTTTGAAACAACCTGCTGGGCATCCCCGTTAAAAAAAGTCAAACTACTGGGAGCCTCTGTTACCTAGCTTTATTCCCACGAGACTGGCGTTTTATAGAGCCACACCCAGTTTCTACCCATGAGATAGTCTTCTATGTGGATATTAGGATGTCCAGTCCGATACCCTATCAAGTTTAAATGAGACATTGACAAGTCTACTGAGTATCTCTTACCCATTGTAGTGATAACGAGACTCGAACTCGTAACCTAATGCGTATAAGGCATGTGCTCTCACCAATTGAGCTATACCACTAATTATTGCCATGGTCTGCCTCGTAGTACAGACTGTACCCCTTTAAGTGACTCACTAACCCTAGGTGTGGGTAGCATAGCAATTGTAGTCCCTACGGGAATCGAACCCGTCTTTTCAGGATGAAAACCTGATGACCTAACCGATAGTCGAAAGGACCAAATAGGACAATGATGGAGTACCCGTCTCGCTCCAATCTTAATTGCTTCCTGAGTTTTAATGAGGCCTCAGCAAAGGGTGATGAATTCCGATTCCACTCTGGATTGTCGACATCCGTTGAACGGGGAAAACCATTGTCTTGCTGTGATGGGGAATTCCGAGATCCCGACCTGAGAGTTAACAGCTCCCTGCTCTACCTCTGAGCTACATCACAAAATAATTGATGATTCGACCACATTTCTTACCAGAGCGGGACAAAGGGGTCTATTGGTATTGTACCCTCATGCACTCAATTGGGATTGCGGCCCCGTGAGTCTCCCGATGCGCCATTGTCTTTCATTAACTTTTCTCCGTCCTATCTGTTGTGGGATTCTGGCAGTGTTCCCTCAGGATACTCGTTTAATTACTCTTTCATCATCAATTGAGCGATAGACAGGATTCGAACCTGCGACCCTAACCTAGAGGATTATGCTCTACCAACTGAGCTACTATCGCAATTTGGCTACTCCTTTGGGGAAGTTTCGCCATTAACGTGAATGGGGTGATCAAACCCACTAACATCACGGGTATAGGTTTTAACAACAAAACCATTACCAAAAAACGCCAGTTTTTAACGCCCAAAACTGAATAAACGGCTCGACTCTTCTGTGGACTCAATTTTAAGTGCGCTCCACATCACCTCTCAAGCTGAACAATACTGCGAACACTCCCTGGTTGCGGGGGCAGGATTCGAACCTGCGACCCCGAGCTTATGAGGCTCGTGAGCTACCTCTGCTCTACCCCGCAATATCTTATGGTTTTGCCTCACCAAAAAGCTTCCATTGTATGAAGTCCAATAGATAAAGTCCTCGGTTTGTTGTATCCCCGACAGGATTCGAACCTGTGACCTATTCATTAGAAGTGAATTGCTCTATCCAGCTGAGCTACGAAGACATAATTTCGGAATGCGTTTTTTTCAAAGTAGAAGTTTGATTTTGTAAAATTTGCTGAATGCATTCCCATTAAGTTAAGATAAAATACAGGATGAATTTATACGTGCTCTAACCAGCTGAGCTACCTGGGATGCCGAAGCATTGTCCCAGGGTTGGATTCGAACCAACGACCACGAGGTTAGAAGCCTGAAGTAAATTGCTGTAACCATCCTCATTATTTTATCTTATATCTTTCTACCTTTTGACCAACCATTATTTAGGTAATCTTCAAGGTTTTCTTTTTTAATTTTTTTATTAACACCATCTTTAGTTATCCAACAAGTTCCGTATTGTGAGTTTTTTTCACCAACACCAATACCTTTACTAGAATTACTCATTTTTTGTTTAGTTTCTTCTGAATGCGTTTTACCTTCAAAGGTATTGTACTTAATTTTACCCTCTTTGTGACTTTTTTTCATGGTATTACGCAATCTTTCAACAACAACATCCCTATATTCAAGATCGTCAAACATTTTTTGTTTATGTGCTTTACCCCCGCAAATTGATCGGTGTCTTTGTTGTTCGTCACTAATAAAACCACCAGTACCACCACCCATTAAATTCATACAATTTTTATCAACAAGCATTTCAGGTGTGATGGCAACTTTTTCGGCCTCAATTAATAAATCCCTATTCTCAAAGAATTCAAGTATTTGTTTTTCATGGTTTTCAATACCATATTTTCTAATACTCTTTCTTAATCTTCTACCGCTACCTATATAACCATCTTCTAAGTTATCTGCGCTATGCATACCTATATAATACCTGTTTGTTACCAAACAAGTTGTTTTATACAAGTAATGTATTGTTTTTTGTTTCCTTGGCATAATCTACATTTTTAATATAAATAGTACCAAAGAACAAAAAAGTTCTAGGCGGTCCATGCGGGAATCGAACCCGCCTCACCACCGTGACAGGGTGGCATCCTAGCCGATGAACGAATAGACCATTTTTGATTTTCCAATATGTCAAAGAACTTAATAGGAAACCACAGTTTTACGACAACGTCAACCTATCTTTGGTGGTGCGGGCAGGAATCGAACCTGCGACACAAGGATTTTCAGTCCTTTGCTCTACCAACTGAGCTACCGCACCAAATTCGGGATGGATTTTGTTTGTATTTATCCGTTACATGTAATGTGCTGTAACCATCCCCATTTTCTAATCTGTTACAAAACTAAGAAGTAATTTCTATACTTCCAAATCTTTTTTAAATTTTTTTCATTTTTTTTCTTTTAAACGAAAAAACCCAGAGATCTCTCCCTGGGTTCCTTATTGTATCTAGTATATTTTTTACTTGAGATTTTTACAATAGGAACCCAGGGCGATTCTCATCACCAAATGTTCTTCCTATATTTGTAAAGTTTCTCATCGAAATTCTTGTTATTTTCCTATATATACTTCAATTTTACTAAAAGTTTCAAAAAAAGAAATATTTTTTTAAAATTATCTGCAATAATTATCTGCTGCGGAGCTTGCGGCCCACGCATCTGGTTTACCAACGGCATCATATCCCATTGATTTAGCGTAACCAATACCCGCTTCATACAATTGATTTGACTTCTCACTTTGCTTTGAGTTGTAATCAACGTGTACAGTTATTTTTGTGTCTATGTCTTTCAATATTTCGGCTGCGTTAACTGATCTAACAACCTCAGACCATAGCTTTGGATGCATGTTCGCTATTGGATCACCTTTCTTTGGTCTTGGTTCGATTTCTTTACAGTGAATGACGTGAGCACCCTTACCAAACTCATATAAACAAATTGTTGTAACATAATTAACATTGCTTCCAACTTCTTGTGAGTCGCAACCAATATAAATTTCAGACTCTGGATGTTTTACCAACCATTCTGATACATATTCGGACACATTCTCAATAATCAACCCATCTTTTGTCCTAAAATCTTTCATTTCTTACATTTTAAATGTGGTAAACCCTGTTTCACCACTGTTATCTTTTATAAAATTAATATGTTGTGCTCTCCCATCTTTATGGATGATCACATGCGATTGTAACCATGAGCTTGGTCCGATATTGTAACCAACTCTTAGTTTTGTTGAGGTACCAACCGCTAAAGCACCGTCTTTTCTCCCTGGTGAGTGGTAATGACCAACAATGACCTTTGTATTAAGCGTTCTAAACTGATTTAGAGACCCTCTGCTGCCATTTGATCCAACATCACCATGTTGACCCAACTCCCAATCTTTAACCATGTAAGAAGCGTTCCTATTCAATGTAATGAACTTGGGGAATCTTTGGTTGATCACCTCAGGTATTACACCTTTAATTTCACCCTTAGCATGCTGTCTCAAAAGCATTGCGGAGTATTCCATGTATACCAATGAGTTTTTGCTTGTCGGTTGTCTTTTCCAATCCTCATTTGTTAACCAGCGATCCAAAAAGTCATCATGGTTACTTCTAACAATAACAACGTTTTTATAATCTTTGAATGACTCCAACCCATCGAGCATGTTATTTATTTCCCTCTCAACAGAATTGGTGCCGTTCATTTCTTTTGCAAATTGAATGAATGGGTTTTTCATTTCATGGTGGCTGATTGAGTTGCCATCGAATACGTCATGTAATACAACATGCTCTGGTTTCATCTTGCCTAACAACTCATGTGTCTTATCAATCACATCTTGATCATGATGACCATAGTGAATGTCACCAAACACAATTGCTGATAATGAATCAACCTTACTTACCTCTCCACCCTCAACTCTATGACAAAGATCGGTAAAGTTACCAGTCTTATCATGTGCGGTTACTTGTCTAACATAGAACGTATCCTCATCCTTAATTTCAACGATGGCAAAACCATATGTGTGATGGAACTCGCCTTTCTTACCAGATTTTGAATCCGTGTAATTCATCTTTGTTACCGCACCAGTTGTAAGCATCATTTTAGGTTTATTACCCTCAAGAACTGAGATCATCTCAAGTTGTACCTTTGGTGCTCCAAAGATGCATGAGTTAATACCACTTACACCTTGCAAACCACTCATTGGGTTTGTTGCTGTTGGTTGAATTTTTAAATCTGACATAATTGACACATATTTGTGAACATCATGTCTATTCGCATCCAAATAAGGTACAACAGCGTTATCCCATTCTTCATGATCTTTATCAGTGAACACCGATGTTGGGTTTTTATAACGTCCAGCAATTACGTGGATATCAGCACCCAAAAATTCAGCATACGCTTTAATATTTTCAAAGAGTGGTTTATGAACTGGTGTGTCATTCTGAGCCCAAGTAATAAGGAACATTTTTTGTTCTTTATTAGTCGGTCTTTGTTTGGCCGTCAGATATTGTTCCGATTCAACCTCAACCTTCTCCTTAAAGTTTAATTTTTCAGAACACCATTTTCTAACTGTTCTTTCGGATTTACCGAATAAAGCCACAAGCGAGTTCATTCTATCATCCCAAGATAACTCCTTATTAAGGTAGATGTTTCTTGCTTTGTCAATTTCTTGTTCTGTTAAGTCTTTAAATTTCATAATTTACTTTCAAGTTTTTGTAATTGTTCGTGTGTTTTTTTAAAATCGTCTACTAATAGCTCATGTTCGTCAATGGCTTTATTAATAATGGTCATTTTATTATACCAAATATTCGTCATGGTTGTTTTGATCGTATTTTCATTTGTTTCAGCTAATAAAGTCATAACAGTTGGTTCGATTATCTCAATGAGTTCATTCTGTAGTTCGATTATCTCAACACGTTTCAAAGCAAATTCATCTTGTAAGGATACCAACTTTTCATTTAAAGAAATGGCCGCATTTCTAATTTTTTTTGTGTAATTATCCGTTTCAACAATGTCGGTGAGATCAACACCTTGTTTAATTAATTTATTAACGCTCCATTTAGCTATACTGTATAATAATCCCATATATTATAATAATAAAAATTTTTTTACTAAAAAACAAATCCTAACCAACATTTTTTTGTTTTAATTACTTTCGGTTTCTCCATTTTCTAAACTAAAAATTCTAAGTGCGTTTATTATTACTTCAGACTCCTCAAGAGAGAAAGCGCCTTTTGATTGCGCATGTCTTAATGCAGCATTTATTGTTAAAACAATTTCTGCTTCTGAACCTTCTTTTACTTTTGTTAAAAAAGTTTGATACTCTTCATCGGTATTATAAGCCAATACGCTAAATAAAACACCTTTTGGTTTTTGTTCTTGTTCGTTACTCATATTAATTATTAAATTCGTAAAATTTATCGATACCAAGCAAAATAAAGTTGGTATCTCCTATTAATTCTTCTTTTGTAAAATGGAAATGCCCGTTGAACCAATATTCAACTCTATTGCCATTAAGTTTTAGTGTTTCATACATAACCTTAAAACGTTCTCTTTCTTCTAATAATGTGTTATGTAATGATGGGTCTTGTGCTATAAAGTACCAAACCAACTCGTTAAAATGAACTGGTTCGCAGAAACTAGGAGAGCTATGTGCAATTACAACATCAATGTTTTCTTCAATCGCATTTAACTTATCGATATCCAAAATAAATTGTTCATCCAACCAATAATCAACACCAGCTTTTCTTTGACATCTGTCAATACTAATAGCACCACCAACAAATAGATAACTTCTACCTTCAATGTTTCTGACAGTATAGTCAGGTAAGAACTCTATGTTACTAAAGTTATAGTTACCATCAAAATAAGATGGGTCATCGTGATTACCACGAATAACTAATAAATTGTTGTTATTTTTTGCTAGTTTTTTATTGATGTCAACCATCTCTTCATCCATCCTAGCACGATTACGAAACCCCACACCAAAATCACCAACCTGTATAATGGTGGTGTCTTTTACGGCCATGGCCTTCATGTAAAGTTTTTGGAAATTACCGTGAATATCCCCTAATATCTGTACCATAGGTACAAAAATAATAAATTATTGGTTAATAACCAACTCTTTATGGTCAATTTTTTTCAATTCGGTATCTAATTCATGTTTTTTTCTTTTATTATGACTGTATTTGTAAACATTAAACGTCAAATACGGTAAATAAATCAGATAGAATGACCATAAGAATAATGGTACCCCGCCACCGAATAATAATAGAAATGGTGAAAAAATGATAACTATATCCATGGTACAGGATATTATTTCAATCTGTCTATAACTCATGTTGTTACTCTTCTAAGTTTCCCGTTTAAGAAGGATTTATAATTAGGACCTTTCAAAATAATAATCTCATTACCTTCTCTTTTAAATCTGAAGATACCAGCGGCTTCCGCTGCATCAAGCAATGTTTGTAAATAACCTTGCTTATGTTTTAAATTATTTTGTTCAAAAAAGTCGTCCAGAATTGGTTTTCTAGCTGTGCTAATGAAACCTATTAAGTCTAAAATAATTTTGTTCTTATTTGGTGAACTAAAAGAATACGAGAAACTTGGATTGTCTGTTTTCCAGAAAATAAACTCAGTATTAAACGGTTCTAATGTGATAACTCTAGTATCAATGAATTTTTTAAGTAGGTTAAAATATGTTTTACGGAAAAATCTTTCGGCAACAAAGGCATCCGTTGGGATTCTGTAGATTTCTAAGAAGTGGTTGATAAAGATTTTACCTTGTCTATTCTTAACTTTAATCTTAACTTTGTTTGAATCACCTGGAAATAAAACTGTTTCAACAAGTATTGTTGGTGCTTTAACTGATTCCCATGTAATCATTAACTTACCATCTTCTTTCAAAGTTTTAATAGGTTTCCAATCACCAAGATCGCTTGATAATTTATAATCATTGAACTTACTTTCAAACACAGATTTTAAAACCAAATCCACCCTTCTTGGGTTTTGTGTTTTTTTAACCTTTGCTTGTGTTGGTATGTGTGGTGTTTGCCCAGCGGTTGGTTCCTTTGTAATAGGAACATCTTTTACCGTATTTTTAATTTGTTTGTTAATAACAGGTGCTGGCGCTGGTGCAGCGGGTCTTGGTGCTGGCGCTGGCGCTGGAACAGGCTTTGGTTCTAATTCAGCATCAATTTCACTAAATAGGTCTTCCAATAACTCTTCATTTTCTTTTAAGATTGGTATTTTCATTTGATACCCGTCATAAAAATCAGATGAATTAATATCAACAGCATCCATGTCAATGGAATACCCAGACTCTTCTAAAACTTCTGAGATTCTGTTATGTAAGAAATCTTCTAGAAAAAATTCTAAAGAGCTTTCTTCATCAAAGTTTCTTGTCGCTTTTTTAATCTCATTAATTGTGATGATTTCACGATATAAACCCGTATTTTCTAATCGATTATATGATAATTGAACACGATTGTTTTCCGACTTACCTTCACTAAGGATTTGCTCAACTATCAATTTTCTATATTGGTCAGATTTTCTCATTATAATATAAATATCTTGTTTTTTAGCTTTATTCTTAAAAATAAAACTAATATTATTGTATTAATGATTTTAGAGGTAAGAATATGCAAAAAAATGGCTGAAGTTCATGTCATTGACGGTATTAGCAAACGCCCAATTTCAATAATAAAAAGCAGTTTAGAGGCTCTAAATTCACTTATTATTGATCTTATGGGAAAATACACCATAACAACAATTAAACGTAACAGAAAGCGTTTATTGACGTATTAATTATCGTATTTGATAATTGTAACTTCTGGCCCTCTTTTATTTTTATTTAAAGAGGATATTTTTTCGTTTGTTATTGCGGTATCATCAATACAAATTGCAATAATTTCTGGTAGTGAACTTAATTTATCAGGAATGTTCGATAATTTTTCATTACCATGAAAATCCACCAAATATAACTTATCACAACCCAATATTTCATCTGTAATCGTTTTTATATTACAGTTAGAGGCTGTTAATCTAGCCAAGTTGGTTAATGTGTTAATGCCAGTTGGTAATTCCTTTAATTTAGCGTTATAATCCAAAACAATATCCGTTAGGTTAATCAAACCAGTTAAATCAAATTTATTTTCAATCTTGCAACCAGAAAAATCAACAAAATTTAAATCTGTTAATTGGTTAATCCAAGATGGTACCTCAGTTAATAAATTATTTCTAACTTTTAGGTATTTTAAATTCTTAAGATTTTTAATTGAGTTTGGTAATGACTCTAAACCGCAATCAGAAAAGTCTAATTTTTCCAAACTTTCTATGTCACCGATCTCATTCAAGATATCAGAATCCATTTTATTACCACTGAAATCTAAAACTTTTGGTTTAGACTCTTTCAACATCTTAATAATTTGATCACCGTATCCTAATTTTAATAGGAACTGGATATCATCGTTAACTTTGTTCTTTAACTGTCTTTTTGGTAAAACAGTTTTGGTGATGTACTTTTTGAAGTAGTCTTTAATATCTTTATTCGTATAAAAGAAATCGTTAATATCAATCGGCCTGTCTGGGATGTTCATGTATTGCTGATCCTCAAAATGGAATTGCATACGAACATTTGGGTCATTCTTAGCGGCTTTTTTAGAACCATAACCTTTTTTGATTAAAACAAACAACTCCCCACGGCCATGATATGAATCAAACATACTACCATATCTTGTACCAGCTGTACACCAAGTTGTATATTTACCAAATTCAACATTTGCTTCTTTATCGTGAGTTATAACAATAACCCAATCTTTATTTTCAAATACTAATTCAGCACGACCAACGGTTTCATCATAATCTTTACTTTTTTCAATAAAAAGTTGGTGATTCTTAATGCAATTTAATTCTTTGGGGTCAAGTGTATGCACATTATCGGAAGATCCGTCATCATCCATCATCGTATATGGCAACACAACCTCACTAAGTGTTTGGTAATCTGGATATTTGTTGATATCTCTCTTACTTTCATTCAAAACATTTGATTTTTTTAATAAAGAGAATGTGTCCAATGAACCTTTAACTGTTGTGTATAGATCTTCGTAGAAATTACTATTAATATTGGCATCTCGATCTGTTGGTGTGTAGGAAATTAATTGATTTTTGTATAAACCAAGTAACCATTGTAAATTTTCTTTGTTTGGTGTTGGGTCACATTCAACTAAAAAATTAAACACAACTTCTCTTGGTGTATTTTCATCACCAATATAGTTTGAGATAGGAATTTGCATATTTGACAAAAACGTAAATAAGTAACGATCATAAAAGAAGTCCTCTGGTTCTTTATATGTCATACCATGGAGACTAGTAAAACCCTCGTGTCTTGGGTTAAACTTATCTAACTGTCCTCTTTTAACAGCTTTTCCATATGTTGCTTTAAATGAGTTTTCATATAGAAACTCAACTCGTGTTTTCTTTTCCATATTACAAAAGTATACAAAAAATCCTTAACAACAAAGTGTTTCGAATAAAATTTTTAAAATTAAAGAAGAACTCTAGTTGAATTGATATAATCAACCGATTCGAATAGGTTTTTACCTTTTTCTTGTGTTTTGATGAATTTCTTAACCAATTGGCCAGCAATTGCGTTTGCCTCATCCTCTATTTCACCACCAATGTCTTGTACTGGTTTTACAATACGATCATCCTCATATTGTTTCTTATGAACCATTTCATGAGCAACACTTCTCATTACATCACCCAACATTCTATTCTTAGCGTAAACACAAACAAGTTTATCTTTATCACGATAAAACGCTGTTGTTACAACACCGTTTTTATCTCTATCATGACATAATAAGCATTCGAAGTCACCAGATAAATCCAATTCCTTACAACAAAACTCTATGAAAGATTTTGCTGTTTCAAACTTATCTTCAGGAAACTCAAGACCATCCTCGATTTTTAAATCGCAAGACGGTGCTTTACCTTTTATGACTTCTAGTAATTTCATTATAATAAATTATTTATATCCCTATTCTTAAATGAACCTGCGGTTCCGTTTGTTCCCATTAAGTAGTTAACTGATGGCGCTTGTACATATTGTTGTTTCTGTGTGTTAACAACCAACCAATCGAAACCATCATATAATAACTCAACACTTTCTAAAGTTTCCAATGGGAAAAAATAACCAGCGTTAGTGAGTCTTGTATTAATGTTGGATGCGATGATTCTATCCTGTGTACCACCTGAAACCCATTTACTCGCAACAATCAAATCATTTATGTTATTTAAGTTGTTTCTTTTTGTAACAAATTTAATAACCCTACTCTCATCGTTCGCACTTACAAATGGTGGTAACACAACAATATAATTTTCTGTTGATCCTGTGCTAACAACATCCAAAACAACATATGTTAATTTAGATGTAAAACCTGTTATTTGTAACTCTTTAACTTGTATTGGATCTGTATTAGCACTTGTTGTAAATATAAGATTAAAAGTGTCACCAGTAAAGCTATTTTCATCTAAGAATATAAATCCGTGTGTTGTTACACCTTCTTTTGATTGAGCATCATTGGTTGGGTCAAAGTCAACTTGAACTGTTGAGCTATCACTATTTTGTATTTCAAGTACTGTGTTGGTTAATGTTGCACCTGTTACAATGGCACCACTTAAACCTGATGTACCAGAACTACCGTTTTCGCCAGCTGTTCCTGAAGACCCGTTTTCTCCGCTTGTTCCAGAAGAACCTGATTCACCACTTGTACCATTCTCTCCTGATGTACCTGAAGACCCTGATTCACCACTTGTTCCTGAAGAACCGCTTTCACCAGCTGTTCCTGAAATACCAGAAGTTCCGTTGGTACCATCTACACCAGACAAACCTGAAGAACCGTTTTCTCCTGAAGATCCTGAAGAACCATCAACACCACTTGTTCCATTCTCTCCACTTGTTCCTGAAACACCAGAAGTGCCAGCTGTTCCTGTTTCACCGCTTGAACCAGATGATCCCGACTCACCAGATGTACCTGAAGAACCACTTTCCCCAGCTGTTCCTGAAGATCCTGTTTCACCAGAAGTTCCTGAAGAACCACTTTCCCCAGAAGATCCAGAAGATCCTGTTTCACCAGAAGTTCCTGAAGAACCACTTTCTCCACTTGTTCCCGACTCACCAGAAGAACCTGAAGAACCGCTTTCCCCAGAAGTTCCTGAAGATCCTGATTCACCTGATGATCCTGAAGAACCATCAACACCACTTGTTCCAGTTTCACCACTTGTTCCTGATTCACCTGAAGTACCAGCTGTTCCTGTTTCACCGCTTGAACCAGATGTTCCTGTTTCTCCCGATGTTCCTGAAGAACCACTTTCACCAGCTGTACCTGATTCACCTGAAGTACCAGATGTTCCAGATTCACCAGATGTTCCTGTTTCTCCCGATGTTCCTGAAGAACCACTTTCACCAGCTGTACCTGATTCACCTGAAGTACCAGATGTTCCAGATTCACCAGATGTTCCTGAGGTTCCTGATGAACCTGAAGTTCCACTTGTGCCTACGCAAACTCCGTTACTTAAAATCGTACCATTACCCGAAATTATAACTATGCTGGGAGTACTCCCGAAACTAAGCGCACAAAATGTTAAAGAACCACTTGTTACAGGCCCCACACTTACTAAAGCACCCGAGCAATCATTGTAATCAAAATATAAATCACCGCCACCTACTTGATAGGTTACAGTATAACTTAAACAACTTAAACCATCAACACCTGATGTTCCAGAAGATCCATCAACACCCGAAGTTCCAGAAGATCCATCAACACCTGATGTTCCAGAAGATCCAGCCTCACCACTCGTCCCACTTTCTCCTGAAGTACCAGATGATCCAGTTTCGCCAGAAGTTCCTGATTCACCACTTGTTCCTGAAGAACCAGTTTCGCCAGATGTACCTGAAGATCCGCTTTCTCCAGCTGTACCTGATTCACCAGATGTTCCTGAAGATCCACTTTCTCCAGCTGTTCCTGATTCACCTGAAGTACCAGCTGTTCCTGTTTCTCCGCTTGTTCCTGAAGAACCACTTTCCCCTGATGTTCCAGTTTCACCTGATGTTCCTGAAGAACCAGACTCACCAGATGTTCCAGTTTCACCGCTTGTTCCGCTTTCTCCTGAAGTACCAGAAGATCCACTTTCTCCAGCTGTTCCTGAAGATCCCGATTCACCAGATGTACCCGAAGAACCGCTTTCCCCAGCTGTTCCTGAAACACCAGAAGTTCCGTTAGTACCATCTACACCAGACAAACCTGAAGATCCGTTTTCTCCTGAAGACCCTGAAGATCCAGATTCACCTGATGTTCCATTATCACCACTTGTTCCTGAAGATCCTGTTTCACCAGAAGTACCTGAAGAACCGCTTTCTCCAGCTGTACCACTTTCCCCACTTGTTCCTGAAGAACCCGACTCACCACTTGTTCCTGAAGACCCTGTTTCACCAGAAGTTCCTGAAGAACCAGACTCACCAGATGTTCCAGTTTCACCGCTTGTTCCTGAAGAACCAGTTTCACCTGAAGTACCAGAAGATCCGCTTTCCCCAGATGTTCCAGTTTCACCGCTTGTTCCTGATTCACCAGAAGTACCAGAAGATCCAGTTTCACCGCTTGTTCCTGAAGAACCACTTTCTCCAGCTGTTCCTGAAGAACCGCTTTCACCAGAAGTTCCTGAAGATCCAGTTGCCCCACTTGTTCCTGAAGTTCCAGCGACACCGCCAGTTCCAGCCCCACCAGTACCTGGTACCAATGGCCAACCTAAAAATGCAGCGGTTGTATTACTAATCTTTATATAAACAGGTAATGGATTACTACCTGGTTTTACATCTGTTACATAATTGGTTGTTGTACCAGTCATGTCATAATATAAGACATCACCAATGGAACCAAGACCAGTTAAACTTAAACCACCAGTAATTTTACCGAATGGTCTAACTGTCATGTTACCATCCTCTGGTTCATTAACACTTGTGATTACACCAAAAGCTTTTTCTAATTGGGATTGATTTGTGTCATCAACAACTTGAAATTGTCCAGTTGAATCTAAATAAACTAATTGGCTGACTGTATAACCAGTTGCATATAATAAACTTGTATCATCATTATTATAGTAAGAAGCTATTAAATTTCTATATTGAAATCTTGCGTATAAGTCATTTACCCAATAGTTAATATCTGGTAAATTACTTCTAAGTAATTCAACCGAACTTAATACTGGATCACCATCGTCAGATAGGTTAAATAATAAACCATAATTACCATCAATTGGTATGTTATTACCACTTAAAGAAGTATCAGATAATAAATTATATAGACCGACATCTTTTAAAACAACATCAATCTCAGTAGCACTTGTTGGTGATGATACACTAATAATTTCGTATGAAAAACCGTTATTCGATTGACCAAACCACATACCCGCAACTACTTGGTTGGCATCGTATGTATAAGCATTCGGTGTAATTCTATCATCTGATGTGATAGTTGGTATAACCTCTAATGTTGCGGTAAACGTATAACCATACCCATTGTATATACTACTAGGATTTGTATATGTTGTATCAGTAGCAACTGTACCAGACTTAATTCTGGCAACAAATGTTATTGGTAATGTTGATAAATTAGCCATTTATTAATTTTTATATATAGATGTCGTTAGTTGGTAATTGAAATGTTATATAACCATATGCGGTACCCGTACCATATATACCCATATTTAATGTAGATAACGATTTAAAGTTCATTGTTGTTTTAGCTGTGTTCTGTACAACCACTGATTGTGATGTCGCTGTACCATGCATCATCCTACTCATGAAATCACCAGTACTTAATTGTGCGTGTGTCATAAAGTTAATTGGCCAGACACCTAATGGATGTGTTATTGTTATTTCATTCGCACCGTTTCTTGTAAATATCCAACCACCAGAACCTGATGCGATTGTAGCGCCTGAAGGATCTTTAGCTAAAACAAAAGGAGACCCAATCAAACTACCACCACTATATTCTAATTTAATAATATAAACACCTGAACCACCCGCTGGTGAAGTACCACTTGTACCAGCGGCACCAGATGTTCCTGATGAACCAATGCCACCATCGGCACCCGCAGTACCAGAAGAACCGCTTTCCCCAGAAGAACCAGAAGTACCAGGACCACCAGATGTTCCTGAAGAACCAGCTTCACCAGATGTTCCTGAAGAACCAGCTTCACCAGATGTTCCTGTTAAACCAGATGTTCCTGAAGAGCCTGATTCACCACTTGTTCCTGAAGAACCGCTTTCCCCAGCTGTTCCTGAAGAACCTGATTCACCACTTGTTCCTGAAGAACCAGAAGTACCAGGGCCACCAGAAGTACCAGCTGAACCAGATGTTCCATTTTCACCGCTTGTTCCTGAAGAACCTGATTCACCGCTTGTTCCTGAAGATCCAGCTGTTCCTGTTAAACCTGAAGATCCACTTGTTCCTGAAGAACCTGATTCCCCAGAAGATCCAGAAGATCCGCTTTCTCCTGAAGTACCACTTGAGCCTGATTCCCCAGAAGATCCAGAAGATCCTGTTGCACCAATTGTACCTTGTAAGTTGCTTGTTGAAGGTGTTACACCACCAGATGTGGCAAAAACAATATTTGTTAAAGTAATCTCTAATTGACCAGTAGCTGGGTTATAAGTAATAACCCTACCTTCAGCGTAATTTGAGATATCATATGCTACAACAACCGATTCACCAGGCGAATAAGATAAATTAGGTGTTGTTGTTACAGTCATTGGTGTTGGAGTACTTAAAGATGAATAATCAACAGGGGCTAGTACCGAACCCAGATATTTATCACTTACACCAGCAGTTCCAGAAGTTCCACCGCCACCATCAGTTCCAGAAGTTCCAGGGCCACCGCTTGTTCCTGATGTTCCAGGTCCACCACTTGTTCCTGAAGTACCTGCTGTTCCAGAAGATCCTGATGATCCAGTACTACCACTTGTTCCTGATGAACCAGATGTTCCTGAAGAACCAGCAGATCCTGAAGATCCATCACCACCAGAAGCACCGTCTAAGTTGATAGTCCAGCTAGTATGTAAACCAGCGCCAACAACTCTTGTTGGGACACCGAATGTTAATAAACCTATTGTACCGTCATAAGTTATAACTTCACATTCTTGATAATTATTTATATCATATGTAATTACAATTGATTGAGCAGTGGTATAAGCTAACCCAGTACCAACTGTTATCGTACCAGGAAGACCTAATGTATGTGATGTTGAGGATGTTGTTTTATATAAATCACCATTGGCACCACTTGTTCCTGTTTCACCTGACGATCCTGAAGAACCACTTACACCAGCTGTTCCAGTAAAACCTGATGATCCTGAAGAACCAGATTCACCTGATGTTCCCGAAGAACCAGATTCACCTGATGTTCCCGAAGAACCATCGGGACCTACAACACTTAGACCATCAGCACCCGAAGATCCAGATGAACCAGTAAAACCTGAAGTTCCAGATGAACCAGATGAACCAGATGTGCCGTATGATAAACCAGAAGATCCAGCTGAACCAGCTGTTCCAGTTAAACCAGATGTACCTGAAGACCCAGAGTTACCAGATGTTCCTGAAGTACCAGTACCGCCACCAGCTATTGAACTTAAATCAATATCAACCGTGCTGCCATCAGCAGCTGTGAAGGTTATAATATTTGTACCACTATCAAATTCAGCGTTAACAAATTCAGCGCCAGTCCCACCACCACTTCCAGAGATTTTTCTCCAAAGAGTAATAGGTGTACCGTCAACTGTTATTGTTTCAGCGAAATCACCACTATTATTATCATAGACAAACGCAGTGTGTGTCTGAAGGCACAAGTATAATGTTGTTGTCCCAGTTACTGTTACGTATGCAAACTGATCAGCCCTGAAGTCTTTTGCCGACCATTCGACAATCTCAAGGAACTGCATATTTGCATCTAACTCATTATGTGTTAATGGTCTGGATAGATTCGCTCTTAATACTAAATTTGACATTTTTTATATAAAATTTCTTTGATTTTATTATTACTTAATATAAATAGTTATTAATAGGAGAAAATGTCAGTCAAACCGATTAAAACTTAATTTATTGAAAAATGTGCATATAAATAGCAATAGGGCATAAAAAAAGCCACTCGAAGGTGGCTTAGTTTATTATTTCTTTGGTTTTCGATTCATGACCGAATCGATCATCCCGTATTCCTTGGCTTCATCAGCTCTCATCCAGTAATCCCTTTCAGAATCAGCATATACTTTATCATACTCTTGTCCAGTGTGGTGTGAAATGATATCATACAATTCTTTCTTCAATTTACCGATCTCTCTTGCTGTGATTTCAATATCAGTTGCCTGACCTTCAGCACCACCTAATGGTTGGTGAATCATCACTCTTGAGTGCGGTAATGCGTAACGTTTTCCTTCAGCTCCAGCACAAAGTAATACAGCGGCCATTGATGCGGCTAATCCTGTACATATTGTTGATACCTCTGGTTTAATGTATTGCATTGTATCATAGATACCCAAACCAGAATAAACAGAACCACCTGGAGAGTTTATGTAGATCTGAATACCAGCTTCTTTATCGATTGATTCCAAGAAAAGTAATTGCGCCTGGATAATGTTGGATACTTGATCGTTGATGCCAGTACCCAAAAAGATAACCCTTTCCATCATTAAACGTGAGAATACATCCATCTGTGTGACGTTCATCTCTCTTTCCTCAATAATATAAGGGGTTATTGAACTGTTAAATCTGATAAGTGTTTCAGATTTAATTCCCATGTGCTTTGTAGCGTACTGATTAAACTCTTTTCCTAAATTCATATGTTATTTTTTATTTGTTACAAATGTAATGATATTATGTTAGATAAACAAGATTTTTCATGATTGATTTCAAATCTTTTTCTGAATACTTTTCTTTAAGTAATCTCTCAAATTCTTTTCTTGAGTAATGAGCTTTTAGACCCACATATTTTGCCTTGTTTTTGTTTTTATTGTAGTTACGATTAAACTTAGAAAAATGCTGTTTTAAAACACAATTTTTTGTTTCATCAAGGGCTGATAAACTAATCCCTTTATTATAAACACGATCATTCATAAAGTTCTCATGTACCATTAATCTCATTTTTTCTTTTCTGTGACTTAAGATTATTGTTGCAAATCTTTTATCATCATAATCATGCTCAACTTTCCAAAAAATTGATTCTGAGTTTGTCGTGATTCTTTTATTTATGTGTTTGGTAATAGAGCACTTTGACCCTTTTGGTAATTGTTTCTTTAAACGATTTAAAAAAGTTTGGGACACCGTATACAAACCAGTTCTTTCAACCGCATTTGCTAATGATGATAAAACACCATCAATTGATATTGACCCAAAATACATAATATCAGTATTAATCTTAACGCAATAAACATCACGTAAAACACGCATTACATTAAGCATGTTTGTGATTGAGTGGATGCAACCATCAAGGTTAACCTCATTAGTATTTTCTATTACGGACTTAAAAAAGGTTTTATTTTCAATTAAAATGTCCAAAGGTAATTTTGATGGGTTAAGATAAAAGCCAGTTGTATTATCACGAGAATAAACCAATTTAAAAAGTTTGCTATTCTTTATTTCATGTGCTGTGTAACCAAGTTTATATAAAACTGTTAAAGCATTTTCATTTATTGTGTAATATATTTCTTTAATATCACTGTCTGTTTGTTTTTCACTAAACCAATCACATTTTTCTTCCTTACCTTTATTGTGGTAGTATATGTTGGTGTTTAGTAGTTCCTTAT